GCATTCGTAGAAGAACCAAAGTCCATCTCAACCATATAAGTCCCACAGTTAGGGACAACAACAGCCACAACTAATTAGTCCTTACAGGAATCTTGCCCACAGAACGGTTGTACTGTTTCAACGCCTCAACCACCTTCTCTGGCAGACCAGCTTCAGCAATCGCAGCATTGATATTGATCGCATACGTATCACCAGACTTGGTGTTGAATGCGGTAGTTGTAGCAGCAGGTTGACCCACAAACCCACCCATCGGGTTAGGCATCCCACCAAGCACCTTCGGATACCTAGCAATCAAAGCAATCGTGGCCTCAATAGTCTCATTCAATTTTTCTTGAGCTTCACGCTCCTTATCAATCGCCTCAGCCAACTCCTCAGCAGCAGCCAGCTGACGCTCCTTCGCATCGTTCACCGCCTGCAAAGCCTCATCATAAATAAACGACCCAATCGTTGCACCAAAAATAGTTTCGTTCAAAATGGTTTGCTGGTCATTCAACTCCTTGGTTGAATCAATCTGACTGTCAGTCGCATCAGCAACACTCAACTTCGCCTCAGCCAAATCCAACTCTGCACGACGAATATCAATCGGAGAAGACTCAGGGTCTTTACGAACCAAAGCCAAATTCTTCTCAGCATCAGCAACCGAATAGATTGCCTCCTCAACAGCAAACGTCGCACGCTCCTGAGCGCGTTGAGCCTTAGCCAACTCAGCCTGTGCAGCCAACGCCTCCGGCGAACCAGCACCAAAGCCCTGTGATATCTGATTCAACTTTGCCTGAGCCTGAGCCACACCCATATCCGCATCAGCCTTCGACCTCGTAGCACTAGCCGTCCCCTTCTGCGCATCCGTAAACGACTTCTGTGCAGAAGTAGTTGACTTCAAACTATTGCCATATTCTTTCAACTTGTCAGTAGCGGTTTTCAAAGTCTTTGATACAGACTTGCCACCCCCATCCAATTCGTCACCCACATCACTAGCAGAACCCTTGAAGTTTGTTTGCTGGTTGATGGCATCACGGATACTGAGTTTGTAGTTATTGATTGGGACGGCTAGTGCATCAAACTTCTTTTCCAAGTTTCCAATATCAATAAAATCTGATTTGAGAAGGGCTTGACCAAACAACTTAAGTTTCTTGATTGGGTTTAACTCCATCGCAGCCTGGAGGAAATACGCAGCTCTTGCACCAAGGTTGATAACTTCAGCAAGTGAAATAGCAATTACTTTGAATGCTTTAGCAACACCAGACCCAGCAGACCCAGATTCAAACAGGAGTTGCTGAAGGCCAGCAACCAAACCTTTTTCACCGATAACTGTGGTGATGCGTTGAACAGCTGGTGCAACATTGTCGACCAAGAACTTTGAGAACTTTTGTAGATACGGCAATAATGCTGCGCCAACGGTTTCAACAATTTCACCGAATTGTCCACGCAAAATCTTTAACTGTCCACCGAATGTGTTTGCAGCGGTTTCCGCAGCACCACCGAACTGACCGTTCAATAATCCAAGCACCTTTTCAAAGTCTTTAGATTTCTTTGTAGCATCGTCAAGTGGGATACCAAGTTTTGATAGTGCGGTGAACTGACCCTGGCTTGCCTTAGCCAACGCAATCGTCACGCTGCTTAGGTCTTTTCCTGTTGAAGCGGAGATATCTTGGGCGGTATTGAGTAACTGTGTTGAGAGTTGCAGGTCGCCTGTTGCTCGCGTCAAAGTCCCCAGCGACGCACGAAGCTCTGTGTCCGACGTTCCGGTGCGGAGCTGTGTCACCGACACATAGCGTTCAGCCGAAGCGGTCAACGCCTCATTAGCCCCAAAGGTTTTTTCTAGCTGACGTTGCAACTCAACCTGAGACTTCTGGTCTTCCATCGCAGCCTTCACCGCAGAAGTTAAACCCGCAGCGATAGCACCAAATGCTGCGGTAGCACCAACCGCCAACTGAGCGAAACCAGGAACCGAATTACCAACCGACTTCTGTAATCCTTTGAGTCCACCAGATAAACCTTTGAACCCTGCTGTGGCCTTAGCAGTATCTGAAATGAATTTAACAACGAACGTCCGCTCACCAGCCATGCGCCGATTCTACTCAATAACAGACAACCCATTCCGCAAGGCAACAAACTCATCCAACATCGCAGAATAAAGAGCTTTGCCCGATAGACCATCCCAACGAGAAATATCTGTTGGTGCATTCCACCAAGCCTCACTCAATATCTCTGAACCAGCACGACGCGCACGAGGCTGACGAACCTGCTTCGCACGAGGCAACACAGGGTTAGGCGCAACCTCAGCATCGAGTGTGAACGATGAATCAAGCAACGCACCATGACCCTCATGGAACTCAAAGATTGCGTCAGGTGCGTGTTGAGGCAGATAGAAAATACGTGCAGGGTCTTTAGTCTGAGGGTCACCAACCAAACCGATACGGTCATGCAACTCAGCCCACACCACCCGCCACAACGACGCAGGCACCTTCTCCGCTAACGGTAGAACCAAGTGATAGTGAGGGTCATCCAACGAATGCGAATAGGTTGAATACGCAAACCATTCCAAACCGTCAAGCCGTGCATTGTCAAACGCTTCACCGTCCATGTCCACCACAAGGGCTTCAACAAACCTGACATTACGGTTACCTCTAGTAGTACCAGCGTCATACTCAACCGGAGACCACAACGCCCCAGCCTGCTTCACAGGGTTCTCCTCATGGAACGACAACAACTCCTTGAGCTGCACCCACGACGAAGCCAACGGCTTCGGATAAATAGACTTCACATTCTTAAACAGAACAGCCATAACCCCTCCTACCTAGAGGGTACCCGAAACTCAACCGATGTCAAGCACCATCTTTGAGGGTGTTCAGAACCCGTTGGATAGCGTCCAAATAGTCCCTGGCAATGTTCTCTTTTTCCTTACGCACGGTCTGCCAGAAAAAATAACCTGACCTTCCACGATGTCTCAAGAATTGTTTGGTTCTAGGCCTAGCCCCACCACCGAACTCCGCACCAAAGAACACATCACCTCGCGTAACCTTGCGTTTGCGTTTGCGATTCGGATTGGATTTAGAAACGAAACCAGACTTCTCATCCAACTTGACCGTAGGGATACGGTCACGCCTAGCCCGCATACCCTTCATTACCTCAGTCGCCTGAGCCGAACGAGCCACAGTTCCAGCCTCAACCTTGGCCTTATCCACAAGATTCTGTGCCACATTTTGTGCAGCTTTACGCATCTCAGTATTGAACCGCTCGTCAGCCTTCGCAGCATCACGCAAGAAGTTAGTGATACCCACAATCTCAATCGCATTGTTGCCACCAGTAATGGTGACCTGACCTGCTCTGCCGAATGCTTGCGCCATACAGCAAGACTACTTGTTCAGATGAATTGCTCTCCAACGCAAATAAGCAAACATCGTGAACAACATTCGAGGGTCTTCTGCCAGCAAAGAGGAGGGCGATATACCTGTCTCTACGGACAGGTACGCAATCATCCAATGTGCTGACTGATCTCCAAAGGGACAATCACAGCGTCAGCTTGGTTACCCAACTCCAATGCTTCAATCTCGTTAATCCACGAATCAAAATCTAAACCAGTGCGCTTCGTGCGATGCTCAGAATGCCAAGCCAAAAAACCTAAATCCGTAAGCGTCAGTTCAGCCTCAAACTTTGCAACGCTCTTACTGAACTTTTGTTCAAAGGCGATGAAGTCTGGGAACGCAGCAATGATGGTGCGCTTTGATTGATCCAATGACGACGTTACTTCTAACGCTATTTTCATTTGTCCTCCGCAGGGTTAAGGGTTACTAGAAAAACTTACGCGCCAGAACCAGTCTTAGTTACTGCACCGTCGATTGGGTACGTCACAGAGGCGGTAGCCAGGTCACCCACGGCTCCGGCCACGGGTGTCCAAGTCAACGGCAGAACATTGAATGCGTACTGCGGATTTGAAGAAGATGCAGCAGCAGTTCCGTTTGGCTTGACAGTCATCGCAACAGCAGTACCAGCATTCCAAGCATCGTAGAACAACTTCTCAATCGTTGGATAATCCTGATGCAACTCAAGTGTGATCGAGTTGTCTGCAAGACCTGCGATGCGAGTAACCGCACCAGACGAGCCGAAACTTGTTGTAGCAACTTCAGCCTTTGACAAGTTAAGAGTTACTGATGCAACGTAACTTGTGATATCGGTGTTAGCTGTGCCGAAGGTGACCGCTACGTTAGTGAGAACTTGCTTTGCCATATTGGATACTCCTGCCTTCCGGCACTCGAAGATTTACTAATGAAACTCTACACGCTCGCAGGAATGCGTATCAACTAAGCGTACACCACCACACGGAAGTCAACCATGAGATACGTCGTGTCGTTGCCATCCAACGTGGAGATATTGCTGGCAGATTCAACAAGCAGGTTTGACACCACCCCACCCAAAGACCGATCTGCTTCCAACGCTGCACGAACCGAAGTCGTACCCTCATAAGACAGGAACCCATCCAAAGCAGTCTGGGCTGTACGTTCCGCAGACCTGCCCACAACTACCGAAACATTAAAAATGTGGGTCACTAGCCCACCGCGCATCGCCCCGTTGTAAGTAATTGAATCCAACATAGGCCAAGCAAACGGAGCGTTCACATTGTCAGGTTGCTGAGCGTAAGCCCGTAAGCCTGGGATTGTGGCAAGCGCGTTGGAGATACCAGTCTTGATGTCGGTGACTGAGTAGCTCATGCAAAAATCCGCATACGACGATACGGTTCAACCAGCTGAGCCATATCAGGGTCAAGGTATCGAGACACACGGATTTGTCCGAGATCGCCAAATCCGACTACGCCCAATGGCGAGTCGTAGCGTTTGAAGATTCTTGAAGCCTGGATGATGGTGGCCTGTGTTACTGGCTCCGGCACCGAAGGCCAACCGAAGATTGCAGTCACCTGAACCAAAGCCTGCTCACCATAATTCGCATTCACCGTTGGAAACAGGTAATCGCCAACCGCACGAATCTTGTCATAACTCCAAGTCAACCCATCAAGGTTTCCGTTCAACGGTTCCAACTGGTAATCGGAACGACTCCAAGTCAAATCAAAAGTTCCGTCAGCCTGAGTAGAAGTTTTTAATGTCAACGCTGTCCCAGCAATATCGTCAATGGAACAGTAGAACGAATCCTCAGCCTGAAACACGCGAGCCTCAGCCGTGCCACTCTGCCAGAAACGACGGTTGCAATAACCATCAATGAGGCGTGATGCAGCACCAACACAGTTATCAATCAGATCATCGTCAATGGTGTCAGCTGTACCAATGCGGAGAGCTGCCTTCGTTTGATTTCTGGTTGCATATCCATTGGTGATTGGCATAGTGACCTGATTCTAGTTGATGTTCGCAGCACCACGATACTGCACACCCTCAAGCGAATAGTTCACAAACGGATTCAACGAATACACCTGACACGAATACACATCCCACAACCGTTGCTTCATGTCTCGAAGATGACGCTCATACAAAGCCCAATGAGTATCGCCAGTTACATACCCGTCAACCCTGTCCTTGCCACCCAGCGAACCGCAGTCAGCCCCAACCAGCACAATAAACTTCGCCCCCATATAAGCGGCAAGGTGCATCGCCCCATGAATGCTCGAAGACCCGATAACCAACTGGTCACACTCAACAGGCCAATCCTTGTCATGTGGGTTGAACGACGTACCTGGTCTTCCAGTGCGCGTACCGAACGTGACAATCTTTGGCATGAACCCTTGAAACTCTGCATCAGTTCCATGTTCACGCAACGGGGTGAAGACTGCGATGGACTCATTGCGTTGAGCTTCTTGAATTGAGTCGGAGTGATAATGGCTGAAGCAGTAATAGTTTTTCATCCCAAAAACTGACCCAGAGAAATTGACTGCGATACTGAGTTTGTCGTCAAAGAAATCTGGTGACAAATAATCTAAGGTCGCACCTGACCCGATGACATAAATTGTTTCGCCCTCATGCAAAAGGTTGTAGTCCTCTAATCCCATCCCAGTTCCCTTCGTCGTGTTAAGTCCCAATGTCCGGCATCAGGCAAACCTGACTGCCAACGCAACGCATGAAGCGCAGCATTCGATGCAAAGCTCTTACCGTTGCGTTCCCCTAACTCTGGTGCCGATTTAATCGTTGAAGAATTGTCGTGGCAGATTCGAGCGTCAGAAGTCCAGAACTGAATGTTGACCCGCTTAGCGCGTTCCTCAAAATCGTTGTCCTCAAAATATGCTGGCACATAACATTCCGAAAACAATCCAACCTTGGCAACCACCTCAGACCCAATCCACGCACAACACCAACCAGGCTGAGCGTCAGTCAACGTCACCGAATCGGGTTTGCAATCGTTGTAGAAAACTTCTAACTCTCCAGGTTCAAAGTACGCATCAGAGTTCAGGATTATCCAGCCGTCAGCGTGAGGGGTTGCTTTGATACCAAGGTTCCATGATGGCGCAACACCAAGGTTCGTTGGCATAGACCAGACGTGATAGTTCTTGACATGGCGACGGTCAATCACCCAAGGCCAGTCATGCAACGTGGACTGCCCACCGTTATCAATGACAATCAATGTCTCCACCGGATAGTCAATGGATTGCAAGCAACGGTCTAGGAGGTCATACCTGTTTAGGACGGGGACGATGATGACTGGCACCATTCCGACAACTCCTTCATGATTGGCTTCCAATGACTGTCAAATACGGCATCAGCCTCGTACTGGCTGGCAAAGTCCACAGCCTCCTTGCACACGCCTCTAGGGGCTTCGTAGGCCTCAATCAGAGCCTCCACGATGGACGGCACCTGTGGAGTGCAGAACCAAGACTTCTGATGGCTATCCCAGAACGGTTGAATTGCCACAGCTGACCCAACGCCAACCAACTCAGGCTGTGCTGTGTAGTCAGAAACGATGACACGTGTACCGCAGCCTTGCGCCTCAATGACAGGGATTCCGAACCCCTCTCCCATACTGCAAGCCAGCAACACATCCGAAGCCGTGTACAACGCAGCCAAAGCCTGCTGAGGGAAACCAGTCCGATACGCATACGGATCAACAATCTTGTACTGCTCAGGCTTCACACCACACGCATCGAGCAGATGAACAAGGTTGATACCGCCCATCGCACCATCACGCTCCGTGTGCAGATACAACAAAGCATCAGGACGGTCTTGAGCGAAGATAGCGAACGCCAGAATGTTCTCACCAAAAGATTTGCGTGAAGGGTTCTGACCTTTGTTCGCAGCGTTCATCATCACAACAAACCTGTCCTCATCAACTTCCATGAGTTGTCTGCCCGTGAACTCACCACGAGTATTCGACAACTTTGGTGTAGGAACAAACACCTTCTCAAACGCATGAGGCGCATACATCGCATCAACACCCGCGTTCTGCAACATGTCCAAACCAAACTTAGACATCGCAATCGGTTTCACATTCGGACGCTTACACCAAGCAACCACATCTGGTGGGCAAGGCGCATGGTCAATCGGAACCCATGAAGCAATGTTTGGTACCTGATCCAAGGACTGAGACTTCAACACCCACACATCAAACAACGTCATCAACAACGCAGGAATATCACGATTGCCATTAGCCCAATCCATCCAATGCGCAACCAGGACATCATCCGAATATGGTGACATCCCTCTTGGATAAAGCTTTATCCCATTCCAAATAGAAGCCATGCCCTCAATGCCATACATCGCATGGATTGCTACTTCGTGGTTTTTGGTGAGCCTTTGGACGACTTGCGCTGTTTGGGTTCCGTACCCTGTTGGCGCGAACGGGGCGTTCGAGTACCAGAGGATTCGTAACGATTCGGCATCGGTAAATCTGCCAGCTCTGGCAAGTGCGCTGCTCCCCATCGGAGCAATATCTCTGCCTCCAGTTCTGGTAACTCGACCGGAGTGTTTTTGATTATTACGAGCATTGCCCACCATTCTCTCCTTCGCAGGTCGCAGGGTATAAAAAGAAATGAGGGTAGGTCGCCCTGCGTGTTCGACCTACCCTCAAACTTACACCGACATTGCTGTCAGTTGCACTACCTTCAACTTATGGTTGTAGGAGGTGCTTGATGTGTGATGTCTGTGGCAAGTCGCCGTCAACACGGAATGTCGCACGGAATGTCACGAGACCAGCATTGAATGCGAAGTCATCGGAACGATCCAAACGCAATCCACCAACCGTGCGCACGAAGTACGAAGGTAGGTGACCGAAGATGACCGACTTGGTTCCAGTTGCTACGTCGACCATTGAAGGGTTCTCGTAAATTGGTTTACCGAGCAACATGTCACGTGCGTCAGCTGACAAAGCAGGAGCAAATACATAGTTGCCTGCGGTGTCTTTGAGCTTACGAACTTGACCGATTGACTTGCCGTTCATCATGAATCCACAACCTGGGAGCAGACGAGCTGCACCATCAAGGCTGTAAACAAGGTCGATGAGGTTGTCTGCGGTGAATGCAGTTGCGGTGCCTGCGGTACCACCAACGCTTGAAGCGGTGACGATTCCGTTTGCGGTGTCCGTACCTGAACCAACAGTCAATGCTGAACCAACTGCGAATCCGAGTGCGTTACCAACCTGGTCACCCAAGAATGACAACATGTCAACGCCAGAGTCTTCAAGCAGTTCGGTTGAAACCTGCGTGATGAAGCTGAACTTGAATGCTGACAAGGTGATGAACGAGTTGAATACAGGATCGGATTCTCCGATTGCTGAACCTTCGCCAGTTACCGTTCCTACTGAGTAGGTCGACAACGATGGGATTTGAAGGTTTTCGCCACCTGTGGTGTTCAACACAGTTGAAGTCTCAAGTACTGGTGCGGTCAAACGAGCACGCATGATTACTTGATCGTAGAACGATGTTGGTACTGGTGAACCTGTGCTTGACTTCAAGATGTCACGCTTTTCAAATGAATGGCTGCGCTTCTCACCTGTGAACAACGAACGTAGATTTGCTACGTCATCGCTGGCTGGAACGCCAGCAACAGGACGAACCTGATCGGCGATTTCACGGGTTGCTGAATCCATGCGGAGTTCGCGAGCTTCGTCTTCACGAAGTTTTGCGATGGTCTGTCCACGCTCGTCCAGTTCCTTCGAGATGCGCTCGTAGGTTTGGGTTTCTTCTGCTGAGAGGTCACGCTTCTCTGCGGTGGCCTGATCCAAGATTGCCTTGGCTTCATTCCATGCACGATTGCGAATCTCAACCTGACGGTCAATATATTCTTTCATGATGTTTTCCTTCTCCCCGTAGGGATGATGTTGAGTGTTTGGATACGCAGGGATTTAACTTAAACCTGGTACGGCTCCGTACACAGCAACATCGAAGGCGGCTCCGCTCATTCGACGCAGTACTAAAAGAGTACTAGAAGTTCTTTAACAATTCAAGATGCTTCGCCAACACACCAACGCTCGCAGGCGCGGACTCTGGTGTTGGTTCAAGTTTGGCAACCGTTTCACGCAACAACGCTGCATGATTCGGGTCAAGTGTTTGACCTGCTTCTAACGCTGTGATTGCAACAGCGAGCTGATCGGCATCAATGCCTGTGCGGATTGATAACGCATCAAAGGAACGAACCTGTGCAGATGTTGCTGCATACGCTGGGAAGCCAGTCACCACAGAAACCTCGTACAAACGAATTTGCTTCAACTCACGACGGGAACCATCATCAGAGAAACGGTCACCACCTTGAGGGACTGTGAACCCGAACGACATTGAATCCACGTCGCCTCGTTGCATCAGCACCGACAGGTCACGACCAACCGTTGTGTCCGGCAGGTCAGCGTCAACGAACAAACCTTTTGAATCTTCCGTCAAACGAACAGTCTTAGATTTCGTGGTACCTAACAACATCGATGAGTCATGGTTCATATACATACGGATATTGTTCCGTGATTTCAACGACTTAGCGAATGCGCCAGGCATAATGCGTTCAATGAACGGGAGGGGTTCAGAGTCAGAGTTGAATACCGCAGCATAACCAGAGAAGCTCATGCCGTTCCCTGATGCAGCTGCACGAAGTTCAAACTGGTTGAATGTGATTCGTCTTGTTTCAATCTGTTCACTCATGCTGTAAATACTAACAACATCAGAGTCAACGCTTCGAGAAGACCTCGGATGATCCTTTGGAAGAAGGTCGTTGTCACCAACATAGGCATCGTTCTCAGGTCTGCCGTTAAGCAACAAATACAGGAACGCATTGACTCTTGCGTAAGACCATTGGTCACGAGTTACGCCTGGACGATGCGAAGTTGAATACGCCCCAGCACCACGACGGAACACGGTACGCAACATCCCAACCGTCGCACGTTTGCCAGGGTTGTCACCAACCTTGTCGTTGTGTTCCTCAACCTTGTTCGCCAAGCCTGTCTCAATCGCCTCAGACAACTCAATCGTCTTCTCACCAGCAGGAGCCTTCGCAGAACCAGGAGCGTTCTTATCTGAACCCGTGATTTGATCCTTCTTCGGTGCCGGAGCATCAGCTCGCTCATCTTTGATTTGTTCGGCTTTGCCAGCGAACCAGTCCATCGCAGGCTGAGGGTTCAACGGGTTGATTCCCCACAGGTAGAAGGCCACCGCGCCAGCACCAGGGAACTCCTCATCGTCAGGGTTGGAGTTCTTTGCAGCATCCAAATCAACCATGTGACGTGCAGCCCAAGCGTTCGAGCGAATCACTTTGTCTTCGGTGATCCGACCAGCAACCATCTCACGAGCTTCACGAACTGTTGAAGCAACAATTCCCGCACCCGCCAACTTCTTCCCGTAATAATCCAAGCCTTTACGCGCAGCCGATTTGATGTATTCAGGCAAGTCAAGATTGACCTCACGAAATTCATCCTCGTCTTCATGCTCATATTCTTCTTCATGGTGAGGTTGCCAAGCGTTGCAATAAAACCCTGCGTTGACATACGCATCCCACTTCGTACAATAAGCACGAATCTCATCGCCTTCGCCTTCAACCATGTCTTCGTTGTAAAACAAACAGTTCCCACACGCACGACCTTCAGGCACATCCTCAGCCAATGCCGGACGATAGTTCTCTGGCAACGCACGTTCCCCACCTGGCTCCATCTCCTCAGCAATAGACACAGCGACCATCTGGTCAATCGCATCCTGCTTCGTTTGATGGCAACCAATGACTTCGCCATCTTCTTTTTCCACAGCCCAACCAGCACAGTCAGCGTTCTTATCAGAAATGAAATATGGCATCAGACAGGCTCCGTCAACCAAGAAATAATGTGACCGTTTTTAGTTGAAATAGCGTAAAGCAAATCTGTTGGTGAAACCGTCAACTGCAACATCACACCTTTATCCAACTTCAAACCATCCGTGATAGTCACAGCAGAACCACCAACATAGACAGCGTCGGTGTTGTCGTTGTTGTGAATCATCAGACGGTACGGGTTCCCACCATTCGCACCAATCAACACGCCGTCAATGACAGTCGCAGCCGTTCCGATTGATGCTTGCCCAGAATAGAACGCCATCAGTCAACCTGATAAGCCGAAGGTGGGTCTAAAGGTGCGACAGTAGAAATCTGTTGCAACTGACTCGAAGGCAAACCAGTATGACCAATCGCAGGCAACCCAACCGCAGCCAACACCTCAGCCGGATCAAACCCAGCCAGAATCAACCGTTGAGCAATCTCAGCCTTTGACTGCATCTCAGCCAAGTTCGCAGCATTGATGTCCACGTTGGCGAGTGAAACTCTATATCCATCTCCACCATCAACAGGAGCCATGTCTTCAAGACGATGAACATCGTTGATTGACAAGAACCCTGATTGCAGCCCTGTTGAGAACGCTGTGTATCGTGACGCTTGGTCACCGCGCAACAACCCATCCACGTTGAACTTCATGAACGCACGACCATCAAGCAAACGTGAGTAGCCTTCTTCAATCTTCTCGATGTAAGGCCTGAGCGTGTGGGTCACATACTGAATGCCGTTCTGTTCCACCGACGCATACGACATCGCACCAGGCGTAGTCACACCAAGCATACTCGGAGGGATACGAAAGATACGGGCGATTTCTTCTACAGCAAAACGACGGGACTCTAGGAACTGTGCAGAATCGTTGTCAACGGTTGTCTTCGTGAACTTCGCTCCACCGAACAACACACCTGGACGATGCGAACGACGCAAACCCTTATGGCCTTCTTCAAAGCCTGACACCAAATCTTTAGCTTGCTCACGGGTCAGGTTGCCAGGGAACTCGATGATGCCGGATGCAGATGAGCCTTGACCGAAGAAGCGTGCAGCGAACTCCTCCAACGCTTTCGCCAGCCCCAAGTTTTCTTTCATGAAGTCAATGCGTGAAATGCCTCGCATTTCACCAGGCAAACGAAGCTCGGTGATATGAATCATGTTGTCAGCTGTGATTACATCACGACTTTCAAAGACATACACAGGACGACGGGTCACAGGATCACGACGACACTCAACCTTCTGAGGGTTCAACACAACAAGTGCAGCAATCCCCTGATCGTCACGCACGATACGAGTAAACGAGTTACCGTTCAACATCAACGAAACCAACACCTGCTGGAAATGCTCGATGCGGGTAACACCAGACTCAGGTGTGTCCAACCACATTGGGCGCGGACGGAACGGACGACGAGTCCCATCAAGACGAAGGAACGTGTCAACAGGTAAAGTTGAAATTGAATCTGAAATCATGCGCACGCACGCATACACCGCTTCAATCTTTAGCGAATCTTTTTCGGTGATTACCGTTCCGCTATTTGTGGTGACGCTAAATCCGTCACCTAACGCAAACAATGACTGTGTAGATATTGATCGGCTTTCGTTGCCACCACCCAACAATCTTGACAACATTATTTGCCTTTCCGACCACGCTCATACGCAGCCGTAAACAATAGAACCGACAGGCCAACAAAGATCAGCCCTAATGGAATTGATATCAAGAATAGTCCAGATGCGATGAGCAAGATGGATAAAAGTTCTAGCAGGACAATAGGCATGACTCTAGACTACAAAGAACCCAGGCACAGGTGCGACTTCTTCACGTCGAGTCGCACGATCCACAGCCATACTCAACGCGATAGCAGCGTCAATCTTGCGACGCGACTTACCTTTAGACAGTCGCAGACCAGCATCGGTTTGACGTGGCACAGCAGACAACACCTGATCGGTGAACATCGGATCGCCATCATGAGCCAACTGCTGATTCACAATGCACTCATAAAGCGTTCCGATTGCCGGAACCATACGTTGCGCGGACTGCGGGAACTCCACCATCGGCAAACCATCATCAGCCAAAGCCTCAGCGGAACGCTGGAAGAACGCAGGGTCATAAGCAAACTCACGCACATTGAACTCACGATGCAACCCTCGAAGATGATGTTCAACAGCTGCGATATCTGTCATCGTCCCATCAGGAATCCAAATCTTTGCACGCACCACCAAACGACGAC